TTCATTTGTTAACTCCTTAGTATATTATTTATTATAACACTAAAAGCAGGGTTTTGTCAACCCTTTTAGTGGTTTTTAGCCATAAAAAAAGCCTCTCTACCATGGCACATTGCTGATATAGCAAATATAAGGAGAGAGGCTGAAAAAAGCCGAGCTTTTTTTGGTATATATGTCGCATTGGGATCTTACTGATCAGTCTTTTGAAAGGAGTCACTTAAAGTGCTGTCAACATATATTGTCGTTATCAAATGTATTTCTCTATTAGGAAAGTCCTAGTAGCTCAATGGGTAACATGCTATTTTTATGTTACAATACTATTTATACATTATAAAATGCTGTTTGTCAACCTTTATTTTACATCTACACCAGGATTCTTACTGTCTCTGGTTATTATAATTACTTTGTCCGCATTCTCTTTAGCTATCTTTAGTGCATTGGTTCTAGCTATGTGAACTAGTATTGCACCCATTGGTATAAATTTTAGTATAAATCTGTACATCTAATCTTCCATTGTAGCATTATTAGCTTGAGCAAACTTAGCTTTCATACGCTTGTATCTAACATACACATTCTGATAACTTGTATTATAATGTTCAGCAAGTTGTTTAATAGTCATTCCTTCAGCTATTTGTTCTGTTATAGTATGATAGTCCATTTCAATACAAGTTCGCTTGGCTAAGCCTTTGGCTAGTCTAGCTTTGTGTCTAGCGTATCTAGTGTATACATTTATATAACTTGTGGAATATTTCTCGCTTAGTTCTTTAAAAGTTCTACCAAGTGTTTCAACTTCGTAGAGTAATTCGTCATTGTCTATTGATGCATTGTTTGTTCTAGCTTCGCTAAGACTCAAGCCTGCCCATTCAGGAGTATCTAAACCTGATTTATATTCAAACACAGTTTGTCTAGTGTACCACTCTAAGCATTCTTCATGCGTTGCACTAGTACCTATTAGTATAATAGGAACATTGCCTGTAACACGCCCTTTCTTAATGATTGATCTGTTTGTATAAAGCAAACTAACAAATTCACCAGGAGGTACTGTCTTGTCAATAGCCATACAGCCATACACTGTTTTTATATGTTGTGCGGCAGTATGATTTCCATAATTACGCCACATACCTAGCACATTAGGCCCTAGGGTTTTTAATTTACCGTTTAATTTCATTTTATACACCTTTTGCTATGTTGAGTACCAGCTAAGTGTAGAGACGCTATATATAGCCCTTGTTGGCGCTTAAAACCACCTAACTTAACTACATGTTGCACTCTTTTGTTATATGTATTTATTTAATGTAAATCTACCCAAGAACCATTTGCACGGCCTTGAAATTTGTGTGTTGTTTCGTTGTATATTGTTACACCATTAGTAATACCAGATAGTGCATTTCTTTCTGTGGTTGTGTAACTTGCTAGTCTCCAAGGAACATTAACTTGTCCTCGCTGTGGACTAACATCAATTTGTCCATTAGTACCACTGCCATTGTGTACAGCAATTAGTTTCATTTTGTTAGTATCAACTGCATCAGGATCGTATTCAGCATTAAAGCGTCCTACTGTATCTGTATGTGCGCCACCACCTGAATCATGGTTAACACTAAATGTAATACTATTTTGTTTATTATCACCACCTGCTAGATCTACTGCTTTGTAATCAAGATTAACTGTTAAGCTGTTGTGTAAATCATCACTTTGATTAGTCATATCTGTTATTACATTAAGAGTACTGGTATCTGATTGTAGTCCGTTTATATCCATTCTCTTTGTGCATATAGCTTTAGTTTCTAATAAATTAAATACGGCTACACCATGTCCATTAAATAAATCTGTGCTTGAGTTTTGAGTATGTTTTAAAATGTCTTTGGTTGTGTTACCATCATCACTTAGATGTGAAATACGAAATTCATCAGCACCATTAGTTCTGTGTCTAAAGCCAAATATACCTTGAAAGATTTGATTGCTTCCATCATCTTGTTTAAAGCCTAGTTCTGTTCGTCTTTGTGCATTATAGTTTGTGTTAGCACCTGTCAGAATAAATTGGTGATGACTGCCACCGTTAACACTTAGCTTAATATCTCTATCATCACTATGACTGTTATCAAACAATATACTGCTTACATTGTTAATTGAATGAGTGTTTTGTAAATCTATATTACCATATACATTCATACCATCATTTTCACTGGCGTCAAATAATAATGTTGTACTGCTTGCATTATCACTGGTATAACCCACTTGGAATTTCTTGCCTTGGCTACTATGATCTTCAAAAGTATGAGTGCCTAAAAATGTTGTAGTGCTTCCATCAAGTACATTGTATACTGCTCCGCATCTTCTAGCTAAACTTCCGCCTGAACCTACATTGCGGCTTAATAATAAACCTGGTGCATTGCTGTTACCAGTTCTAGTTATTGTTGTAATGTTAGCATTGCTTATGTGTACTGCTCCAGTAAGATTTAGTGTAGCTTCACCTTCTACTGCTGCAATTGCGGCTGCATCACTGTAACCAGCACTATCATTTGCTTCTAAACTTATTTTACCAGTTGAATGGTCGTATGTTAATACATAATTATCTAGTCCGCTAGCCATAGCTTGATCTACATCAAATTTGTATGTTCCCAAATTAACATCACCAGTTCCGTTTGGACTAATACTAATACTTCTATTACTAGTGCTTACTAAACTGTGTGTTACAACATCTAAGTTACCACCTAATTGTGGACTTGTATCTTCTATAATGTTGGCTAACTTACCACTGTCAATTAATTTAATTTCATCTTCACTGCTGGCGCTTAGGCCTGCTGTTCCATTGATTAACGGTTGACTTGATATTATCATATTGCTGACTCCTTATTGATTTTCTATATACACACTATCTGGTGCATATTCTTGTAGTGTTACATCTACTGTACTATCACTATTTAGTACTAATGCACTCACTCTCATTTTCTTCTTGTCATTACCAGTCCAACCAGGTACTGCATGATCTACATATACTGTATCATTAACATCTAACTTCAGTGCTTGATGTGTACTTTTAAATGTAACCATTGTCATGTATCTGCTTGAATCCAAGTAAAAGTTACCAAGTTTAGTAGCCATTGCTTCGTTTGCAATAAATGTAATATCAATAGTTCCTTCATTAACAATATTGTTATCTGCACTTAGATATGAACTCTTCTGCAGTTTTAAACTGTTTGGTTGCCAATCTAATGCAGGATCAAAGTAGTTAACTTTAACTGTATTGAATCTATTTTTCTTACTACCTAAACTAATAGTCCATTCACCTATAATGTTGCTGGTGTTGAATTCAAATGCATTACTAAAACTTTCTTGCTTGTGTACTTTAATACTGTACTGTCCTCTGCTGTAGTACATGTTTGTGTTACTACTTCCTAAAATGTTTTGTACATTATTGAATAGTGTATCTGATGTTTCTACAACTCCATCAAATGTCATGCTAATTGCATCAAAATAGACACTTGCATCATGGAAACTATCTATGTCTATGTCCGCTGTAGCTAGTCCTTTTCCATAAGTAGAATTTGTTAAATAATCGAATAACACATTAGCAGGGTTTGAATGTCTGCTGTGTGATCTTAATGTATCTGCGTTTGTAGTTCCTGCTTTAATCTTAGTTACATCTGCTACTCGCATACCATTTGCTTCTATTAGTATTGTTGGTGCACCAGGAAACGCATCTCTGTCAAACTTCAATCGAGCGTAAATATATGCCACGCCTCTTAGTCTGTGATTGGAAGTCCATTCGTCACTTATTTCATTTGCAAAATCCGAACCAAATGTATTGTATTCTCGTCCTACAGTATGTGATTGGTCTGTTGGTCCTCTATATGTAGCAATGTCTAATACACCACTAAATTCACTGTCAATACCACCACTACTTGTCCAAGCTGGTTTGTCATTGAATATAATTTTAGTAGCACTTGGTCCATCCATGTTGAATGAAGCATCAGCTAGGTTACCACCATTGGCATATGCCATTATTACATGTAAATATTCTGTTCCACTTACTGCACCAGCAGCATCTGTGCTTTGTAGATATATCCTAGTACCACCCAAACGCCTTGTACCATAAATTACTGGTAATGAAGCTGTGTTTGATGTTTTATTAACTAATAATCCACTGTCAGCAACTCCGCCACCGCCGCCACTTTTTGCTTTGCTACTTAACAAACTGCTGGCTGCAAATTGTAATCCAATACCAAATGCAGTTGCTGCAAATCCACTTAATCCCAATGCGGCGGCCGCATATGGAGCAAATATTGCAATACCAATACTAATTATAGTTCCAAGACTTTTACCCATTTTTTATTCTTCCGGTCTATCACACTCGCATGGAAACTCTTTACAGTTCTCACAAGTGTTATCGTCAATCCAATCAGCTTCTTCTTCGGCTAATGCAGTTTCTGATTCTTCAACAGTAGCATAAGCTACATCTTCTTCTTCAACTAGTTCTGCTGTATCTTCACCACCCAGTTTACGCCAAGCACTTGTCATAGCTTTTTCTACTGCGCCTGTTGTGTATGTTTTTAGTCCGTGACCTTCAACCATACTCCAAAACACACCATTGTGAAAGATAAATGCACTGTTGTACCAAGGCTTTAGTGTTTGAATAGCTAAATCGCCTTCTCTCCAACCTTTGTTTTTACCCTTACTAGGTTTGTTAGAATATTCATGAATGTTCATCCACTGTTGTAGTCCCATGTAACCTTTTTGAAACTTCATTGCGGCTCTAGGGTCTCTGTATTTTATTAAACTCATCATGTTTGTTCCGTATGCACTGTCATGGAACTCGAATACAAATGTATTGCAATCGTTAATGCCCCATTCATAATCTACATTTTCTTTATTAGCAATGTATTGTGCTAATGCAAACTTTTGTTGTAACTTCATAATATTACTCCTTTTGTTATGGTTATTTCCATTGTATATCTTTGAGTTGTTCTTTTGCAAATGCAAAACCAACATCGCCACTATACAATCCTTGTTGTCTATTATCGTTTGTTATTAATCCATTCTCACGCTCATAATCAACCCAATGACTACTACATGTAGCCGCTAGTGTTGTTGTGCCTGCAGGATCGTCTTGTATAACAGGACTGTCAACACGCCCTTTGAACATTAAAAAACTATCAATGTATGTTGAGTGATCAAAGAAGCTTCTAAAAATACTTACATCCTTGTCCACATAATCGTACTGTAGTATATCACTAATAAAGTTTGTACCCAGTTCATAACTTGGTAGTCCACTTAAACTAATAGTGATTTCACTAGTTGTAAATATTCTATTCTCTTCAATTGAACTAAAGCCTAAAAACTGGCCTACACTTAAATAGGTGTTACCAGCATGTGTAATGTTCATTGGTGCATTTGTAATGTACACACCATCATCAATATCCATGTATACACTTTCGTAGCATTGAATTACTTTCTTTGCTACTGCTGCTTCTAGTGCTGTGTTTAATCTATCTGCCATTATTTGTACTCATCTAAGTCAAATATTACACTGAATCTATATAATCCATCAGTGCCAACAGTGTACTCAATGTTGTCTTCTCCCAGTGTTACTATTAAGTGGAATGGGTTCTTGTATATTCTATTGTATGCACTCAGTGATCCATTGGAACCATGTGCTATTCTAAATTTAGCTTCGCCAAAAATGTTTGAATCTACATTATCATTTATTACTTGTACAATGTTACCATTTGCACTTCCTACACCACCCACAATAAGAGCTTCACCTCTAACAAACACATCTGGTTTACTAGCTTCAAAGCCTTCAACTGTTATTAGTTTATCACCTGTAGTTACTGTATTTCTTATTGTAAGAGTACTAGTGTTGTAAGTATCTTTGTATTGATCTGTTCTAGCAAATATTAAGTTGCCTTGGTCATTCTGTGATCGTATGTTAAAGTAAAAAGGTGTTGCTTGACCTCTAGCCGCTTGTGCTACAGCTTCGTATTCTCTAAACTTATCATATGTCATTGCTGGATAACTTACTTCTAATTGGTGTTTGATAATACCAGTAGCTCGTACATACTTTGTTCCGTTCTGACTTCTAGTAGTACTAGTTGGTTGTACCATTGTTACTTTTATACCGCTTGGTGCTACAATAGTAGGCCAGTTTTTGGCTCCACTAGCAAACCCATCTGAATCCCATTCATCATCTGTATCAAATACATCTGGTGCATAAGGAGTTGGTGTTACATAATCGTCTGCTTTAAACTTTATTTTAAAAGCACCTACAATTGGTGAACAGTCTGTAGTACTAGAAAATACTCCATCTACTGCACCACTTGATGCTATTTTAAACCGCCCAGGGTTTGTAATTGTGTATGTGTTATCTAAGTAACCTGTGCTGTTTACATCTGCACCTATTACTGGTGCTGTTAGGTATGTTGGTGTTAACACATTACTACTGGTGTATGTGTAACCTGTTCTGTATAATTTAGTAAAATCAAATTTATCATTGCCATATATTTTTACATTGCTTGAGTTTTGATAATTGTATGAATGTATACCTGGCCAAAACATTGTGGGATTGGTATTCATTTTATAAAACAATTTATTTGTATTTGCACTATAAGCACCGTCATACACTGTGCCTGCAGGACCTAATATAGGTTGTTGATCCCAATCACTTGATAGTCTAGGAATAGCACTGCCAGTTTTAGTATATGGATTAAAAAACTTACCTGGACTGTTACGGTGTGTCCAAAAGTTTATAATTTCAATATTACCTGTAATGGGTCCACTACCGTGAACTAGTGTAACAGGAACTGGGCTTCCACTTATTCCATGATCTTCAAATATGCTTATAGTGTTATTAGCTGTATTAAATTCATATGCAAAGAACTCCGCAGTGTTTATTGCTGTAGGTACAGCTTTACTTGATACCATTGTACCATTAATCTTTTTAACTCTGCAAAATCCAAAAAACTTGTTTGAAGCAGCATTTCCTTCGTCTGTTTGTACACTTTGGATCTGTCCTCTTAGAGTTGCAAATCCACTGGCACTCAAATTGACAGCTATTGCAGCATTAGTTCCACTGCTGGCTATACTAAAGGGAATGTCTGTACTAAAGTTAACCTGGTTAGTTATAGTTGCTGGTGTGCTTCTATCTGCGTTTGTAAATACTTTATATACATTATTACTTCTTTTTTCTAAGTGATAAACTGTATCTACTGCACCATCAATTGTACCAGTAAGGCTACCGTGGTTTATTAATACGCTTATTGTAGCGCCGGTAGCAAATGTTTCTACATCTCCATCAAAGTGTAACAGTACACCATTATAACTTCCATCATTAAGTGCTGTCATGTAGTGATCAGTTTGTTCAAAGTTAGTACCACTAACTTGTGCAAATACTGCGTTGTCCGCAGTAGTTACTAATTGAACTACTGTAGTACTAATAACTTTAGCATCAATGTTGTTTTTTCCATTCATTGTTAAGTGTGGTGCACCAAAGCCTGCAAAGTTTACATTATCACCGTTGCTTAATCCATGTGCTGTAAGGGTTGTTAATTCAATAATTGCGTCACTGCCAATACGCTTTACTTGTATAGTTTGAATTTCATCTGAATCTGGTTGACCTTTCCATTGTATTAATGGATGCTTTTGTATTTGGTTAAATGTTAAATGTGTATCATCGCTGTAACTAGTAAGTAGTCCCATGTAGTTACTGATGGCTTGTGAACCTACAGTACTACTAATACTTAAATTTGTTCTAGGGTTTAATGCACCTGTTGGCCATGAACGATATGCACCAGTTAACATGTCTTCTACTCTTTTATCTACACCAAAGCTGTTGTTACCACTCCAGTTAGCAGTGTCTGCTACATTTCCTTGTGCGGCGTTTGATCCTGACCATATGTCTTTTAATGTTGCCATTTGTTGCTCCTTTAGCTTGTTATACCTGCTCGGCCTCTTTGATTGAAGCCTTGCGTAACCATGTTAATAATTGCTGGCTTGTTCTCTAATAAGAACTCAATGCCTGTTTGTGTTGAGATAGCATTTAGATTGAAATTAATGATAGGCGCTGTCCCACCAGTATTTAGCTCTTCGTTTGCCACTACTTTTCCAGTTGTGTTGGGAACAAATAGCTCTGGTCCTCTTTCGCCAACTAAGTATGGGCTTCCACCTTTAGCTGGTCCACCATTAGCTCTTCCAGGTAATGTAAATCCACCCATTGGAGCACCTACTGTAGGAGTTCCAAATCCACCTGTTAATCCACCAATGATACTACTTAAGAATCCACCTCCACCACTGCCTCCACCGCTAACACTAAACAAGCTGGCTAAAGCACTATTGATTTGTGATTCTAATATTTGTTGTAGTATGTTATCTAGTGTTCTGTTAAACACATTGCTTAATGCATCCATCATTGATTCACCAGTACGGATTGCTGTAGCAAGTTCTTTACTAATGCTAGCACTCATACCTTCAAAACCTTGTTCAATAATCTCTGCTGTTGATAGTGCTTTTTCTTGATATAGGCCTAAACTTGTTTCTAATACTTCTTGTTGTTCTTTTAAAGATTCAGTTAAGAACTTTTCATTTACACCAGCTTGTTTAGCTAGTACACTAACATTTTGTAGTGCAACAGTTACAGCTTTAAGTTTGTCGGCTTTTTCAGTGTATTGTTTTGTTAGTTCTTGTTCGAAGGTTAATTCAGCATCTTTTGTATCAAACCCTAACTCTTTACGCAGCTTGTCTCCACCGCCTCCAAGTTCTAATACTGCTTTCTTTCTTTCAAGCAATGCATCTTGTGCTGCAATTTCTTTTTGCACCATTGCTAAACTTTGTTGACTACTTAATCCAATTTTAAATGCATCAGTATTTTCTTTAACTGCTTTAGCTGCACCTTCAGTTGCATCTTTGATCCTCTGCATAGCAAATGCATATTCATCAATATTAATCTTCTTAGCATTTAACATATCTAATAATGCTTCTGATGCCATCATAAAGTGTGTTTGTTCAGTTGCAGCAGCACTAGCTGAATCTACTAAGTCTTTCATAAACTGAGCAAAGCTACTCAATGGGTTTAGTAATTTGTTTACTTCTTCTTTGGCCTTTTTAGTTGCCCCTACTAAAGTTAACATAGCTTGTGCATATACATCAATGCTCATACTCTTACCTACTTTAGAATTGAGTATTGCAATTGCTTGTTGTGCGAACATTAGTTCATTTGCTGCTTTAGTTGAATTAACTGTTAAGTTGTGCATGAATAAATCAAGCCCACTTAATCCAGCTCCAGCTCCCAATGCAGTAGTTTCTAATTTTTTAAGATTTGCTTCTGTAACAATAATTGATTCACTTAGCCCTAGCATTTTCTTATCAAAGTTTTCTACTTTAACACCAGTATTGTCTTTGGCTGCTTGAAGTGCTACCATTGCTGCTTTTAATTCAGCAATTTTCATTTTTGCTTGGTCTATAGGACCTGCTAATTCAAATACACTATTTGTACCAATTGATGCAGTAATTAATTTTAAGTATGGCTCTAAGCCACTTGTTATCAACTTACTAAGAGCTTCTTCTTGTGCTTTAGCTGCTTCTGCTATAAGCATAATCTGATCTTTGTAATTTGCTAATGCTTCAGCATCTGCAGTCTTTTGGAATACAATTAACTGCTTTTCCATTCTTTTAAGCTCAACTGCGAAGATATCAAGTTTTCGAACTGTATCCATTACATTGGAACCTATTTTGTCAAAGAAACTCATTGAATCAAGCTCATCTTGCAGACCTTTAATAGTGCCTTTTAGTATTTCAATAGCTTTAGTCATTCCATCAACAGTTGTTGAATCGCCTAACTTAGCAAAGCTATCTTCACCTTTAACAGCGGCTGTAAACGCTTTCATTAGGTTAATAGTAGTTGCTAAGAAGCTGTTATAACCTTCAGTAGCTCCACTTGCAACACCTATTTCAACTGCTAGTTCACTAAACACATCACCAAACATCTGTTCCATCTGTGAAATGGTAGTATCCATCTTAGCAAATGATTCTGTTAGTGCGTCTGACTTTAACAACATGTTAGCAAATACTTCAGCTGTTAATTCACCGTTCATTGCCATCTTACGCAATTCGCCAACAGTATTACCTGACTCTCTAGCCATAATTGCTAGTGCAGGGCCTAATCCTTCAACAATACTGTTGAATTCATCGCCTCTTACAACACCAGATGCCATTGCTTGTCCAAACTGTTTAATAACACCAGCACTTGTGCCAGCATCTGCACCAGCAACTTGTAATGCTTGTGATAGTTTGGTTGTAATCTCTTCTACATCACTGGTACTCATGCCCAGTTCTTCTGTAGATACTTTTAATTTTGTATATAGTTCAGCTGTAGCCGCAAAACTTGTTCTGTTTGCCACAGCCATGTTACGCAACTTATCAGTTGTTCTTGCTAAGTCCTCTGTGCCATTGGTTACTAGCTTTAATTGGTTTTGAAGTGTTTGAAATTCTCTTGTAGAGTCAATAACTGCCTTAAAGGCAATACCTACAGTGGCCGCAGCAGCAGTTACACCCAATAACTTAGGGCCTATCTTGCTAATGCTACTACCTACAGCAGCAAAACCAGCAACTTGTGCACCACCTGACACACCTCGCATGCTTTTACCAGCACCTTTACTGCTTTTGTTTACTTTGTCTAGATTTCGTTGTATTTTATTAAGAGGACCGCTTGTTTGGTCCACTGCTTTAATAATTAACTCATATGTTGAAGCCATTTAACGCCTCCCCCTCTTCTTTTTAGCTAGGTCTTGTGCTTCTTTTTCTTGTTTGTTCATCCAAACATAGAAGTCGACCCAGCCTTTAATTTCAAATGTTGTAAGTTGTAATACTTCTTCAACACTTTTTCCAAGATCCTTTGCTAGCTTGTAAAGAAATCGAATATCGGGAAGGTCTACTAGTTTCCCGAGATTTCTTCCTCTTCTGCAATGCCTGATTTCATGCTTGTTACTACACGCAAGATAACGGCAGGATCTACTCTATTCATTAACGATAGTTTGTCACCCATATCAAATAGGGCCACTCCATCGATATCAACACATTTAATAATTAACTGTACAACCAGTCCTTCAGTTGTTTTGCCAGCTTGTGTTAGTTCAATTACACGGGCTTCTTCAGCCATAGTGCTTGTTGTTTTATAATATACATCTTGATCCCATTCAGGAACATGTATAGGTCCTTGCAATCCACCAGCAATAATTGTTTCAAAATGTGCTGTTGCTCTTGCAATTAATCTGTTTTTCTCTGCTTTTCTAGCTTCTACTTTAGTGTTCATCTTATACTTCTCCGTCTGGTTAGAACCTTATTCAAAGTAGGAACAACAATACCGTCGGGTGCTTTCTTAGAGGTTGGTCTCCCAAGTTCTCCATCAAGCAATCCTATATATTTGGCTTTGTTGTCTATCACCGTCTTGGTGTCTCCTAACTTATATTTCCCTACAGTACGCCATTGCCTTTGAGCAAAGCCTGTAAGGACAGGGGTTTTTGTTTTCGCAATAGTATTTATCTCTTGCAATACATCGTGAATAGTACGCTCAAGTGCCTTTTCAATATCTCTAAAGATAGTTTTCGGGTTACTTGAGCGTACCATAATTTTAGTCCTTAGCTCGTTTTATCATAAGCTAAATCGCCAGTACCTTCAAATGACATTGAGTATTCTGTTACTCCGTCAAATGACTGTGATCTAGATATGCTTGTTACGATTGCTGAACCTTTATACATTGCTAAGTTTGCAACGCTTAGGCCACCTGGATAAACTTCAAAGTCTATCTTGTCGCCGGCTTGTACTACTGGTGCAGTTGGTGAGTTGTCGTGGCCAATAGCCGCGTCATCAATGTCCCAATAGCCATCAACGG